CCACAAGAAACCGAAATTACCAGTTACGTGGTTGGTGGTACAAAACAAGATGTTACCGAAAACACCTTGGCAGGACTTAGTTTATGATGCTGACAATATACTCCAAAAACATGTGCCCGTTTTGCGATCATGCAAAAAACTACCTCAAACAACACAACATTCCTTATGAGGAAACCAATATTGAACATGACGTTGATGCTAGAAATTTTGTAATGTCTCAAGGACACCGCACAGTTCCCCAAATTTACCTCAACGGTGAAATATTTGTAGCTGGTGGCTGGGAAGGTTTAAGTAAGATGAACGCAAACGAAATTAAAGATCGTTTGTTCCCAACAAACCTAGGAAATTTATAAACAATGAAACATTTAAACATCAACAACATTTACATTTTTAAGTTAGTCACTGGAGAAGAGTTGATTGCCAAGGTAGTTGGCAAATCTGATGATGCTGTAGAAGTGTCAAATCCCATTAACATGATTTTAACCCCGCAAGGGTTGCAAATGGTACCTAGCTTATTCAGTGCAGAACCAGGGCATACTATACAACTAAATAACTCTAGTTGGGTTATGACTGCTGATGCTCGCGAGGATGTAAAAAATTCTTGGATTGAGGCCACTACAGGTATTAGGCCAGTTACAAAACAAATTATTACTGGTTAATGGCACACAAATTTGTGGTTATGATCTCGGGGGAATTACACGTTTATGAAAACTTCATGGACATACCCCAAGAGATTGATCATGTAATTGAGTTTCTTCCCGAGGTACCACCTCCACCACACACTAATGAGCACCATGAGGAAATAGACGCTTGGCCAAACAGGCTAAAAGAATTAATGGAGAGAGAACATGCCAGCAGCCGCAAGAATGGGTGATTCGGGAGTACCGGATTGCAGTGCATTTAATATAGCATCAGGATCAGGTGATGTGTTTGTCAACGGACAAGGTGCGGCCCGTCAAGGCGATAGTAGCACACAGCACAAAAAGCGAGCTGGAATATGTCCAACGCACACAGCATCAATATCATCAGGTAGCGGTTCAGTATTTGTCAATGGCAAAGGATTTGCCAGAGTGGGCGATTTGTTAACAGAATGTACTAGCATTGCTGCCGGCAGTTCCAATGTGTTTGTGGGCGGCTGATGGGAGCATTATCATCATCAATGACTATTGCTGGTGCAGGACTGCTACCAAACCCACCAGCTGATGTTGGTGCTGCCTTTACAGATAATGATGACTTGGGTGGTGCAATTGCTGGATTTGAAGCATTGCCCACAATCAACAACTTTGCGGATGTGGTTTCCAGTGGAAATGCCTTTGTTGGAATTCCGGGCAATGCTTCAATTTCGTCGGCCACGTTCAACAGTCTAATCACTATTGGTGCGGCAAACTTCCCGTCAATTAACAATATTCCACCACAAGGTACTTCAATAAACAATCTTGTTGCGTACAACCTCAGTGGAAATAATATATTTTTTGTTACTGATGCTATCTCATTCAACTCTACTCAGATGTTAGGCAACGGTGATTTGTCTAAGTTCTGTCAGGCATTTATGTCAGCCACAGGCTACATCAGTCAGGCCAACCAAACAATCAATAGTGTAAACAATGCAGACATACTAGCTCAAACATTTAATCCCAACACAGGTGGGATGGATACATTAAGTACAGGTGGGTTAAATCAAGTTAGTAATGATCTAACTCTGTTTTCTTCTGATCTTTCAAGACTGGGACGATGTATAGACCTTGCCAACCTTGAAGACCTTGGATTACCGGGGCAATTGTTGGCACAAATTGGTCAAGTTGGAAATGGTGATATACCAGCTGTATCTGAAATGTTACGTGCTGTGACAATTCCCGAAGCACAAATAAAAAATCTTGCCAAAGGTACAAACACACTTACAAGTGCTGAGGAAAAGTTGGCCTACAAGGCATTGATGGCTGTGACCGGAAAACCACTAGAACAAATATTGTTGATACTGCGTGTGCGCACAGCAAATATAAAAAATGCCGCCCAGTTGTTAGATCCCAGAATATTGTTTCCCCAAAGCTATTTGACTTTGCTTTGCCCCACTGCTAATAAATTAGAAAAAGTATATCTTGGCGATCAAGCAGTTAACTATAACTTAAAACCAATATTGGAAAATGTTGCAATTGCCGACTATGCCGGACCAAACAACACCAACAGTTTGAATACACTGAGCATTATTATTCCACCCGATCAGGCTTTGGCAAACAAAGCTCTGGCAAGATCCCTGGGTCAAGTAAAAAACATTGCAACTAGCACATTGCCATCACTGAGTGCCGCGGCCGCTACTGTGACAACTTCTAGTGATTTGCCGGCTGTTAGCAGTTTAACCACTCCAGTTCCAGAATCAGTTAAAACTTTTTACCTGGCTGCGCTGGGACCTGGCACAGGTCCAAATGGCACCATCGTACTAGCTGACATACTTGGTCAAGTATCAGGAATATACATTACATCAAATTTAAAAATTGCAACATCAGCAATCAGTAACATCATGTCTGGGAGTTTAACTGCCAACATAGCCGGCAATCTAGTTCTTTCATATGAAAGTATGCTTGAATTATTTGGTGGCACTTACGGTGATGGCCCAGTTGTTATTCCCAGTGGACCAGCAGCCGGATCATATACTGATTGGAATGATGCACTAACCAATGGACTTATTCCTTACGCTGTAACACAGATATCACTTATAACTTCTACTGATTCAGGCAACGTTACCAAAGCCAACAACGCTTATACCAACATTATATCTAACATGGGAGGCCAACGTTCAGCCTCCATTGAAGCCGGCATTGATTATGCAAATCTAACAGCCAATAACAAAAGCGCCACTATGAATTTTACAACAAATCTCCACAGTTATGGCCAAGACGTTGCACCAGACGGTGCCAATGAATTCTTAACTGCAATTGCCAACCCTGACACGTTAAGTGGGCAATGTGTAATATCAAGTCTAAGAGAAGGCTTGAACATCAAGAACTTACAAGATGCTGGAATTTACTTAGATACCCAGCTCGACGACAAGTAAAATCATCTTTTGAGTGTTGTTTTTTAGCAACACTTGCTCAAAACTCCCAGATAATACTAAAGTAGTACATACTAACCCATTGATTTTGGGTCGGTTGACCAATATTTCCCGTTTTGCTATACTATTGACATAGAGTAACAAAACAGGAGCCAGAAATGAGCACAGCAACATATCAAGCATTGACCGAACAAGAAAAGCGTGAAGTTCGTATGTACGGTGTCACAGAAGCCGGCATGCGTGAAGCAGTGGAATCGTCAAGTACATTTAGGTTCTCTGGACCAGCAATGGTAGTGGCCAGCATGATGAGTGATGCACAAGAAATGATGGCTTACGAACAACCTGATTTTAACACAATTGAAGATCAGCGGCAACTGTTAAATCGTGCTAAATTTGTGCTGTTTGAGTACATTATGGACAAGCAACACGGTTGACCAGAAATACATCATTTGCTATAATAGAAGCTACAGTAACAAAACAGGAGTCGGATATGGGAACACGAAGCAGAATTGGCGTTATGCATGGCACAGTTTGCAAGTCAGTTTACTGTCACTGGGACGGCTACTTGGAGCACAACGGCCAGATCCTGCAAGAGCACTATGACAGTGCCAAAGCCAACAACTTGGTAGCACTTGGCGACTTGAGTGCTTTGCGGCCCGAGATCGGCGATCAACATCCCTTTAGTCAGTTTGAAGTAGACGAGATAGATCGTGACGACTTTATCAGAACCACAGAAAACATGTGCACCTTTTACGGTCGTGATCGTTGTGAGACAGGTGTAGACTTTAAGGTAGCACACACATTTGAAGAGTTCTTGGAACAATGCGACAACTGTGGTGCCGAGTATTACTACGTAATGGAAAATGGTGAATGGTACTATGGTAGCATGCACGAATCTAACCCATTCCACAAGCGCCTGGTTCTTTTGAGCGAAGTACTCCAGACTGAAAAAGAAATTGCATAATGGCTCCGGACAAAATGAAAAACCTCATCACCATGATGGAAGTTGGTGTGCAACGGCTCCGTGAAGCCGACAACGACATGGCAGTGGCTCGTGTGTTGCGTACCATGTCTTCGGTGTGTAATCACCAATACCAAGTCATTGAACGTGACATGCAACAGCGAATTGACGATGCACTAGCCCATCAGCATTTGGTAACTCCTATTGAGGAATCGGCATGAATTGCGCACCTACATTGACCGCAGAAGAGTTCAAGACCATTCATAATTCTCTTTGTGATTTAGATAATCTATGTCAGCATCTTGAAGAAGTACTCAAACCTGAATTGTTGTTAAAGCTGGTTGTTGCTCGCAATAACATTCGTAAGAGTTTGGAAAATGCGTACACTCAAGACAACGAGGTATTTGACAACAAGTATGAGCATTTTCAATCAGTTCAACAAGAACTAGGATTGTATGCAAAATGGAGTATATATAATGAAGTAAACAATCTTTCAGATCGTCATCCCTATGAAGGTGCTGATCGAGTTGTGTATGAAAATCACTGGGGCGGAAAGTCTGTTAGTTGCAGTATCAATGGTGCAACCTGGGCCGCTCTCTATGTGGCCGCCAACGCATGTATCCGTGACAGCGAGGACAACCATCATGTGTTTATCGAGGCATTCCGTCCGGCCAATGATGATCCGCGTACACTTATTTTGAGCACAGGAAGTTAAATATTATGACTATTAATTATAGTGATATTCGATTTGAGGGTACTATGGCCGCAGACTGGATTCGCGAACTAGAGAGTTCGGACAGTCGTATACACAAAGAAAAAGTTATTGAAAAGGCCTTGATGGCCTCTAAATTGGGCAGTGCCGACGCACAGGCATTTTTGTTTAATTGCTTTCAGGCGTATAATCCTTTTTACACTTTTAATGTGCGACAGGTGTCCGAAACCACAGGTCTCACTGGCCGGCCAAATCTTTGGCCTAAATTTTGGGCACTTTTAGAAAGTCTGCGTACTCGCAGTGTTACTGGTAACAATGCTCGCACAGCCATTGAAGAATGTAGCAAGGACTTTGATAGCAACGAGTGGAACATGGTATGTCGTCGTGTTATTATTAAAGACTTGCGTTGCGGCATTAGTGAAAAAACTCTAAACAAAATTCTTAAAAATACTGATTGGGCAATTCCTGTGTTTAGTTGCCAATTGGCACAAGACTCAACAGATCAACCCAAAAAACTACAAGGTATCAAACGACTTGAAGTCAAGCTGGATGGTGTTCGTGTGTTGGCAGTTGTAAATGGATCTGCCTGTACATTGTACAGCCGTAACGGCAAAGAGTTTGAGAACTTCCCACAGATCTCTGAGTTCATTGAAGAACATCGTAAAGCATTTCAACGTGATTCTGCCTTTGGTGGACAGTTTGTGTTGGATGGCGAGATTGTGGGCAAGAACTTTCAAGACTTGATGAAACAGGCTCAACGCAAGAGCAATGCCAAGACAGACAA